AATATCTCTCTCTAGCTTTGTATCTGACGTTACCAGTATCAAAGTCACCTTCCATCGCAGTTCTTAATGGTGATCTGACGAAATGCTTAAAGCCATTAGGTGCATCAGTGATGATAAAGAAAGCATTAATATCATTTAAGAAATGATTTACTCTGTAGCCTTCTGGTATCATATTCATGTTGTTAATAGCGTTAATGTCATTGTCAGCTGTTCCAACTCTTAATGGAGATTTTAAGATTCTTTCAGCAGTAAATTGTAATTCTTTTGGAATTATCAATTTTCTTCCCTGCATAGCGATTCTTAGTCCTCTCTCATCAATGAAAGCAGCGATTTTGATAAGTGCATCTTCTAATGAAGTTTCACTTAAATCTGCTTGAGTTGTGAAAGTGTTCACCAAGCTTGTACCTGAAACAGTTGGGTGATCTGTAGCACAAAGAGGTTTACCGTCACCTCCTAATTGTGATGTACTAAACGCACTGTTTAGTATTTCAGCACCTTTTACTTGTTTGGTATTAGCCATAGAACGTGCTAACGCTCTTGCGTAACGATTACCAAGTCTATCATAAAGATTATCTTCAATTGCTTCCTCAGTAATTGCGAATGCTAGCGCAACAGTTTGGTGCGTATACCTTGCAGTAAACGCTTCTTTCGCGTCGTCGAAAGTTACTGAAGCACCCTCAGCTTTAGTAGCTGCGCTACCAAAGCCTGAAAGCATTACTTCTTCTTCGAAAGCTCTGTCTGATGTTTCTGTTTGAAAGATCTCAGCAGTTTCGTTTTCGTACCTGTCGTACTCTAGTCCGAATAGTGCATTCAGACCAGGTTCTAGTTCTTTAACTAGCTGTGCTCGTGATATTGCCATGTTATGCTCCTATTACGTTTGACCTACAGTACCAGACTTGTACGAGTGGTTATTGATTACTACCAATACATTTACACCTGATGCAGCTGAAATATCAGAATTGTTTGGATCCTGAGATATATCTACCGCTTTTAGTACAAATGTAGAAGATGAATCGGCTGTTGCAACATCTAGACTCTCTCTACCTTGACCAGATAATGTATCACCAGTAGTCGCATTTATTTTGTAGTTAGCAAATAAATGAGAAACAGTGAAAGTCGCGTCCGCGTTTATTTCGAACACAACATCTGGACCATCGATAACTTGAGCCATAATGTCATTAGCTGAAATGCTTCCAGGGTAGTAGTTTTTAAATGTCGGTTTTTGAGTTGTAGGATCAGTGTAGAAAACCCCATTGAATACACCAACAACAGGATTGTCAGTAGCACCAGCTCTTTGGATAGTTCCATTAAGAGAAGTTTTTACTAAGTCACCTTGAAATATCGCAGTCGCATAATTTTTAAGGATACGATATCTGTTTTGTGCTCCATTGTAGGGAGTTCCATCTAACTGTCTAGCAGCTCTCAGACCGAAATTGCCTGTATCATTTGCCATCGTTATTGTCCTCTACTTATAGTTGTTGTTAATTTACTTTGTAGTGATAACAAAAAAATTATTTTTTCGATCCACCACCAAAGGTCACCCTTGATTGCCTTTCAATATTGATAGGCATCTCAGGTCGCTGCTCCTTCATAAGATCATTATCAACCGCTTGTATTTGTTCGCGAGTTTTTGTCTCGAAATACTCTTTCCGCGATTGCATGACCTCTTCCGGTATCCTTGCAAGCAAATGGCCGCCAACCCCGATGATCCCTTTATGTTTGCCTTCCTGTATTGTTGGATAGTCATGAGGGCCAATCTCTTTTACGATTTGTTCAGCTCTCACAAATTCCCAACCTTCCCTTAAAGCTTTTGAGACGTTTGCAGAATCCATAAAACCCATAGTTTCTGCTCTTATCCATCTCTGTACTAAGCCTTGCGGTGCAGGCGGAGCATCTAGACTTGATGGAGGAGTCCAATCTGTTTTTCGTTTTGTTTTTGAACGCATCTCAGACTCGCGCGATGACGTTGTATTATTTTTTGTTTCCATAATATCTCCTATTTAACGTATTTCGCGTATTCCTCTAGTGGCACCCCTAATTTTTTAGCTATCGCTACCTGTGATTTGGTGAGTCTCACAGTTTTGCGTCCACCTTGGTTACGCATTGCAGGTGCAACTGTTTGGACGGGTCTTCGCTGCTCCTGTTGTTGTCCAAATTTATTAGGAAAATATCCCCTAATTCGTTTGTCCAATTCATTATAATACTCATCTGAGTCTCCTGCAACCCCACTTGCGATTAAATTCTTATGAATTGCAATCGCTGCATCATGCATAACTTCGTCCTCGTTAAACCAAGGGTTATCTTCAGCCCATCTTTGAGCTTTTAAACTTGGCTGTGGTTGTGTGCTCATTTGAGGTGGAACAATGTCTTCTTGAGGTTTTTTGGCCTCTTGTTCCTTCAAAAACTTAGTTTGTGCTAATCTTTCTTTTTCGATTGCTAACTGAGTAAGTCTTTGATTCGCATCAACAATTGATTTTGCATCTTGTCCCTCTATTGCTTTTTGCAATAAAGTATTAGCTGCAACTTCATCTGTTTGAAGTCTTTTTTCAAATTCAGAAAGATAATTTTCCTCCATTTTAGGATATTTACTTTTGAATTGTTGTATTTCATTTTTTAAACCCTGAGCATATTGCAAAGCAGCTTCTGCTCTTCTGTCAGATTCTCTTCTCTGACGAGTAAGTTTATTTATTCTTTTTTGAACAGAATCAGATGCTTTATTTAAATCAAAACCATCATCAACTTCTTGATCTTTTACAACATCAATTGGAGTTTTGTCCCTATTGATTTCAGATCCTTCTTCTTCAATCTGTTCTTTTTGTAAATTTACTTCCTTAGGTTCAGGTTGTTCTTTTTGTTCACTGACTTCAATAACTTGTGATTTTACATCATCAGTATCTAAATCGACTTCAACATCCCCTTTGTTTATTTCTGTTTTTGCCATTTGTCCTCCTAGTATAAATGCAGTATATCCTCTGGATTACTGATAGTTGCGATGATTTCATCATCGTTTAGTATTCGAACTTCAGCACCTTCTATTTTGAAACGTGATCCAGCATATCTACCAAAAATAACCCAGTCTCCCTTTTTACACCATGGACCACTTGGAAATTTCCAAGTATCTCTGTATGCTAGTGGGCCAACTTTAAGAACATAAGCACAAACAGTTGTCATTTGAATTGTTTCATGCGTTTTATCAGAAAGAATTACACCACCTTTGGTTTTTTTAGGACCACTATAAGGTAATACTAAAATTCTATATCCAGTTGGTTGAGGTAATCTATCAAGAGATGATTTATCAATCGCTTTTGGATCTAAATATAGTTTTTTTACTTCTTCTTCTGATTTATAGGCATTAAGCAATCCTGGTTTATGCTTTGGTACCTCTTTGGTTTGTGTCTTCATCTGGCTCCTGTTTCTTCAGCAGGTCTGTTAAGTCCCTGAGCAGATCTTCATTTGATCTGATTTGTCCTATTATATACTTATACTCCTCAAACGTGTCAACACCTAATTTGAGCTTCTCAGTTAGAGCTTCTATCTTTGGTTTGAGCAATTTACTTTGTATGTATTTTACTGTGTGGTAATCCATTAACGTTTATATTTATCTTTCCAATATTGTGCTCTTTCTAAACGTCTTATTCTATATTCTAGATTAGTGTACTTATAAAAAATTTTCATCTTTAAAAATCCAAACTTAATTTTTAAATATTCGATGAATTTATTTAACATTTCCAACGTCTTCTTGCTTGTCTAATTCTTGAATTTGGATCATTTCTTGTTTTAGCACTAGCTCTTTTTAACTGACCAAGAGATCTTGCGCAATAACTTTTTCTTCTTTTAGCTGCCTTTGATCCTGGTTTAACTTTGCCTGTAACAGCTGTTTTTAGCTTAGATCCTGGGTTTTTTCTCCTGTAAGCCATAACACCTTTTTGTGTCATACCAGCTCCAGATTTTGTCGAACGATAATTACCTGCAGATTTTCTTCTTGTTGGCATACCACCTTTCGCAACAGAATATACCACGACTGGATTTCCGGGTCTTGCTCGTCCAGGATATTTTCTTTCAAATCCAGGTTTTAAATTTCTTTCTTTTTTTTGGTCTTTTTTTCTACCTTCAAAAGCTTGTCTTAAAGCATCACTCATACAAACCTCATTCTTGTTTGATCTATAATACCACCCATTTTTGCAAATGTTTTAACATTAGTTGGTTTACCACCAACACCCTGAGCTTTACTTCTCTTTCTCGCAACAGCAGAACGCCTTTGCGATTCTGTCATTCGGGCGGCTTTTGCAGCAGGGACGCATTTGGGGTACTTTCTTTTTGATCCAGACGCAGATTTTCTTCCACACTCTTTGAATCCCCCACCTTTTTTCTTTGAACCTATATCTACCCATTTTTCATTAAACCATTTTGTTAGTCCACCGCTTTTCATTCTTGGAACACAGTTTGGCACAAGTTTGCCACCTTTTTTCTTCATGCCTTTTTGCATATATCCGTCCCAACATGTTCCTTGCTTAGACATATTTAAATTTAGTTGTATCTATTACACCACCACCTGCTTTACCTGCTGGTTTTGGTCCTCTAAAATCTTTTCTTTTTTTACCAGATGGATCTTTTATCTTACCGGCACAAATTTTAGAAGCGTATGCGTTTGCATATGCACTGGGATATACTTTAAATTTTCTCTTTGCTGCTGCTTTACCTCTTGGACATAGTTTTGTCATTTCATCCCCCTTAATAAACTGCCATAGTATTTTTTGTATGATGGATTAGACAGTTTTTTTCCATCAACAGTTCCTGAAATATAACTTCCGAAGTAAGGCTCCATAGTGCCACCCTCTTTTTTACCAATTACAGTTTTTAAACTTTTAGCTTGAGCAGCGTGTAACTTAGATGCCTTTTTTAATCCACCTATAACTTTTTTTATTTTAGCCTCCCCACCATTTTTCTTACCGTGAACGTTTTTTATTTTACCTTTATTTGCAGATGCATAAAAAACGGATTCACCTTCTTTTTCTCCATACTGTTTTTTCATGGATTTCATAATTTTTTTACCTTTTTTAGTAAGTGGCATTATTTTTTTCCTCCGTTACGGAATATTTGCGTACCCTTTATACCATAAATACTCGCAACGACAAGGATCCACAAGTTTGTGAACCATGAAGGGAGCTGCGAAAACATTTCAAAGAATAATTTTACCTTGTCCATTGCAGTTGGGTCGTCAGATATGACTGCATATGCAAGCACCAACACGGGCAGGCTTAAAATTATCAAAACTGCTTCGTCTTTCCAGTCTGATTGACGAGCTTCAAGCAATTTTCCTTGATATTGCTCCTCCCCTCGAGCCATTTTTTCGGCATGCATTAATTGTGCATCAGACATTGCCATTTTCGTACGTTGTTTGTTGGCGTAGATTTTACTTCCAGCAGAAACTGCTAATTTAATTGCGCTTAACCACATTTTTATGCTCCTGTATTAAAAATTTTGCTTTTTCTTTGCGTCTTATACTAAGATATTTTAAGATTTCTTTCAATATGTTGATTGCAGGCTGATTTCTTACTCTCCAACGATAAGAAGTTTTCCAATTTTTTTTTCTTGGAGCTAATTTTGTAACATGTCCGACTTTGAAAAACTTTTTTATTGATAAAATAACGTCTTCATCAGTCATTTCACAAGAAATTGTAGGGTAATAAATTTTTCCACGATTTTTTTCCATGAAAAAACTTCCCTCACCGTCTAAAATACCGGCAAAATATGCAATTTTATTTAACCCCGACAAATTTAGCACCCCTACCTTTTTGAACGGCTCCTACACCTCTAATTCCATCTGGTCTAAAAGGACATTTCCCGTGTGGATTAGGTCCTTTTTTTGGTGGTGGTCCAGATCTTTTTCCTCCTGAAAGTCCTCCACGTTTAAAGCT